CCAGTTTTTACTGGGGAGTTCGTCTCTCGACCAAATGTTATTGGTATCAGGTGATGCTGGGCGGCACCCTGATAGCATGTATTAAATATAGCCCACTTCTAATAATAATAATAACGGCCAGTCGTCAGCCAATGACGGCCCCAGTTTTTCCACCAGCAAGGTTTCTCAGAACACAACCACTGAGAATGTTCATTTTGTTGATGGAGACACGCCGTGGACTTACGATGTTAAGGCCACACCAGACAGTACTTCCAAATTAACTGGTTTTAATGATGCTGGTTTGGGAGAGTTTCTTTCAAGACCATTAAAGATTAAACAATACCAGTGGAGACCGGGAACACAGCTGTTTGAAAAATTCAATCCTTGGGAACTTTTCTTTGGTAATGCAGATGTGCGTGATAAGATTAACCGTTTTAGAAACTTAAGATGCAGATTGTGTCTCAAGATTTTAATTAATGGTAATTCTTTTTATTATGGTCGAGCACTTGTATCATATAATCCATACACCATTAATGACAACGTTACCAAGGATAGAGGATTTTTTATACAGGATTTGATAGCTGCATCAAATAAGCCTCACATACTATTGGACCCGTGCACTTCTGAAGGTGGTCATATGTGTTTACCTTTCATATGGCCAGAAAACTATCTGGATATCACTCAACCCAACTGGAGCTCATTTATGGGTGAATGCACCATACATGACTTTGCTTTGTTACGCCATGCAAACGGTGGAACAGACCCCATTACTGTTTCCATATTTGCATGGGCCGAAGACGTGTCGTTGCTTATACCTACTACTGCCACTGTGCAGTCTGGTAAAGGTGCTCCTGTTAAGTTGGACAAGTTCGGATTTGCCCAACCATTTACCCAGCAGGCTAGATCTAATATGTCAAGCAATGATGAGTTTTCCACAAATGGATTGATCAGTAAACCAGCATCAGCTGTAGCAAAGGCGGCTAATGCATTGAGCATGGTGCCCTATGTAGCACCTTATGCTAAGGCCACTAGCATGGTTGCTAGCAAACTAGGAGCCATAGCACGCATTTTTGGGTATTCCAGACCACAGATCATGTCTGACACTCACTCTTATGTACCACACATATGTGGAAACCTTGTAAATTCTGATGCCCCCGAAAACATTTCCAAGCTTTCTTTGGATTCCAAAAATGAATTATCCATTGACACACGAACAATGGGTTTGGGTGGTACTGATGAGTTAACTATACATTCCATAGCTTCACGCATGACTTATTGGAAACAATTTAGTTGGTCAGAGTCAGCAATTTCAGATACTTTGCTTGCATCTATGTCAGTACAACCTTTTTGTGTGGATACCATAAACGTTGATCCCTTGCAAGAAATCCATTCCACTGCACTCGCTTTTGCATCATGTCCCTTTGAGGCTTGGCAGGGTAGTATTAAATTTCATTTCAAAGTTGTTTGTTCCGAATACCATCGAGGCAGGCTGCGTTTGGTATATAATCCAGTCGCAACTACAGCTAATCCAGTAGCTTTTAATCAAGTATATTCAACCACTATAGATATCACAAATGATAGAGAATTTGATTACGAGTGCAAATGGACAGACGTGAGAGCTTGGAATTTGTGCCTTGGTGTACCTCAGGCGTCCACTTCTAATATTTTCAGTACTGTCCAATCTGCAATGGGAGGTACCGATTATGACAATGGTACTTTGTCTGTATATGTGGTAAATGAGTTGGCCACTCCCTCAACAACCAATGCATCTGTCAAAGTTCAGGTTTGGGTTTCAGCTGGTGATGATTTTGCACTATCTGTCCCTGGGTCTAACATTTCAAATCTATCATATTTTCAACAGCAAGCCACACCCGATGACGCTTTGGCAGTAATTAGTGATAATTCCAACAATCCAGTTGGCGGCAATCCAGTAGAAAATTACGGTACTGAACATGCTCCACTGATACATGATGATAACCAATATTTGGTGTATCAGGGAGAGCGCATAGTTTCTTTCAAGGATCTGTTGCGCCGTTATCAGTACCATACTTCCTATTTTCCACCCAAAACAGGTAATGGACATAGATATTATGCTTTGACTGTACCCGGCATGCCTTTGTATAGGGGCTGGGATCCAAATGGCACGGACCAAGCCATAGATTCAACTACAGGCGATTCAAATTACAATTTTTGTTCCATGACGTTGCTCAACTATTTGGCACCAGCATTTGTGTGCCAAAGAGGGAGTATAAGGCACAAGTGGGTTTATGCAGGCACTATATCTGATGACAACGTTGCATTGCTTTCTGTTACCAGGAACACCATGAAACAGGATAATGGTGTGTCAGAGACAAGTTATAGCTTGGATGCTAGCAATCCAGGTACAGTGCGGACTGAGCTGCTCAATATGCAGAGAGCAACCCTTACTGGCACAGCAGTAACACCAGTACATTTGAACAATACACTCCAGATAGAGCTACCATACTACTCAAAAGGTCAAAGGTTCAGGCCAGCGAGGTACTTGAATATGGCAGGTAATGGGGACAATCAATCAGTGGAAATAGCTTGTGAAATTTCCACCAAGACTGTGGAAGCATATGCCCGTCTTGATCAGTTCGTCAGTATTGGCGAGGATTTTACATTTGGCATGTTTGTGGGAGCACCAATCATGTATTCATATGGAAATCCAATAGCATCTTAGAAGATGCACAATTGACTGGGGTCAATTTAGTCGTGTGGACTATAAACACCGTTAAGAACCAACAAGTTTGTTGGTAGGATACTCTTCGGCGGTCGAAGGGGGGTGCACAGTAATGTGTACCTGGACGAGACTTAAAATAGTCTTACATTTATCGTTGTACGATAGAGCAGGTTTTGTAACAACCTCGAGTAAGACTTCCGTCTTGTTCGAGTTGTGAAATTTTTTACTTCTCTGGGTCGCAATTTTATAAATGAATGTCCGAACTATATGTTACACAGTCAATCGTAGGGTTACAATTTACCTTACGCAATTGGCTCGTGTTCGGGCC